TTGTGGCCGAGCAGATGATGCCGTTGGCCAGGAGCTATGGCGAGGTGGTGGCGGCCGAGATCCAAGATGAGGTAGGCGAGTCGACGGATACGACACGGATGGAATCATTCATTGAATCCTATGTGGATGCCTATGCAGCGCGACATGCTGATATCAGCGAGAGCCGTATCCGCGAGGTGGTGCGCCAGGCCCAGGCCGAGGGCCGCGATCCGGTGGAGGCATTGGAGTTGGCCTTCGGCGAGTGGGAGGAGAAACGGCCGGCCGAAATTGCCAGGTGGGAATCGGTGCGGTTCAACAATGCCCTGGCGGTGGCTATCTATCTGATTACCAAGCGGACCACCCTGCGCTGGGTGGGATTCGGTAAATCATGCCCCTATTGCATGAATCTCGATGGCCAGGTGATCAGCATCAAGGAATGGTTCATTCCGGCCGGGACGGATTTCCAGCCGGAGGGGGCTGAGCAGCCATTGCGGATCAGCCACAATCTGGGACATCCGCCAGCGCACGACGGATGCGATTGCATGGTGATCAGTGGATAAGAGGGACAATGACAGCTATTATTTGTTTCATCGCCGGATTTGTAATAGGTACTTTCATCAACGCCTATCTGTCAATTAGGAAAGCGGAAACGCATGATTTCATCTTGGTGAATGGAAGGCCACGTTGGGTTAAACGAGCAAATCAAGGAGATAGAAATGCCATATCCCAATGAACATACCTGCCGATTGCGGGATCCCGACGATTTTCAACCGGATTCATTCCGGCGGGTGGAGCGCAAACACGATGGCAAAAAGTATTCGATCATCATGGGGCGGCTCAAGGGCGAGGAGACGATGACCGAACAAGCTTATCGCTACGATAAGGAGATCTGGACAGAAGCCATGGCCAGGCAACATTGTCAGGATCATGATGGCTCATTCGAGCCGGCCTCGGATGAGCATGGATTGGAAATCTCGGGCGTGGAATGCTGCGGCGACGAGCGCGGCGGGATCGAATTCCGATTCGTGGGCTCACCGCGCAACCCGTATGGGACCCACGCCAGCAAGGGCTACCCCGGTGGCCGCGAGGCCTGGAAGAAGGCCTGGCGGGTTTACTTGAGCCGGGTCAAAGATCAGGGGCCAATCCAGGGCACGGTGCGGCGCGTGTCCATGATCGCCGCGGCCATGAAGCCGCCCTGCAAATTGCCCCAAATGAGCGCTGAGGACCTGGGTCCACGGGAGGGGCCCTGCGGCCCACTGGAGGGTAAGGTCTACCAGAAGCCGGGCGATTATAATCTCTCTCAATGGAAAAAACCCTCTGACGATGATCTGGAACAGGAAGATATCCAGCTGACCTGCCAGGATCTGGAGGATATCAAACGCATCTGCCTACAGGAGATTGCCAAACGGCAGGAATGCGCTGAGAAGGAGAAAAAGGCGCGGGCGGCTGCTGGCTGGATTGGTATCGGAGATGTCGAGATGCGCGCCTATCCGACCGAGATGCGCGTGATAGCAGCTGAGGGGGAACCGGCCCGGATCGTTGGCCATGCCGCTGTATTCAATCAATTGAGCGATGATTTTGGCGGGTTCCGCGAACAGATCGAGCCTGGGGCATTTGCCAAGACCATCCGGGAGGCAGACATCCGCGCTCTATGGAATCACGATGCCAATTATGTCCTGGGCCGCACGAAAAACGATACTCTGCGGCTCCGAGAGGATGACCACGGCTTGGCCTTTGAAATTCTGCCCCCCAACACGCAATGGGCCAGGGATGCGCTGATCACTCTGGGCCGGGGCGACGTGGACCAGGCCAGTTTCGGATTTAGGACGATACGGGACAGGTGGGAGGATATGGAGGATAGGAGCATTGTGCGAACGCTGGTCGAGGTGAAATTGTTCGATATCTCGCCGGTGACCTTCCCGGCCTATCCCCAGACGAGCGCGCAGGTGCGCGCAAAGTTACACGAATTCCAGCGATCCATCGCCGTGCCGGGGCAGGGGCCCCACCCGGCGGGTGCCGACGATGATCAGGCGCGGGCGCGCCTGGAGATCATGCGTCGGCGGTTGGATCTGTACGATAGATATTAGATATTAGAGATTGGAGGTTAACAATCAACATGGAAACGAAGATTCGGGAACTCAGACAAAAGCGGGCCCAGTTGATCGCGCAGGCCCGGGCCCTCCTGGACCAGGCTGACACGGAAAAGCGCGGCCTGACCGAGGAGGAGCAATCTCAGTACGACGCGATCATGAACGACGTCATCCAGATGACGGCCGACATCGAGCGACGGGAACAGCAATTGGCGCTGGAGCGCCAATTGCAGCAGCCGGCCGATCCTCTGCGCCCCGATCCCGATGGGGGTGGGGGGGAGGACAGGATAGCAGCTTTCCAGCGGGAGCAGCGGGCGCGACTCATTCAATTCTTGCGGGATCCCGAGGCGCCCAACCGCATCCAGTTGCGGGCGCTGCAGGCCGATGCCGACATCTATGGCGGCTATTTAGTGACTCCGGTGCAATTCGTGCAGGACCTGATCAAAGCGGTGGACAACCTGGTGTACATGCGCCAGTGGGCGACCCCCCACCAGGTGCCGACGGCGGAGAGCCTGGGTGCGCCCAGCCTGGACAACGATCCGGCCGACCCGACCTGGACCAGCGAGCTGGCCATCGGTACGGAGGATACCACCATGAGCTTTGGCAAGCGCGAGCTGCATCCTCATCCGCTGGCCAAATACATCAAGGTCTCTCGCAAGTTGCTGCGGCAGATACCAGAGGTGGATGCCCTGGTGCGGGATCGCCTGGGATACAAATTCTCGGTGGTCATGGAGAACGCGTATCTCAATGGAAGCGGATCAAATCAGCCTCTGGGCGTATTCGTTGCCTCTAACGACGGCATCAGTATCGCCCGCGATGTGAGCACCGGTAACACCGCGATCGAGATCCGCTTCGATGGGCTGATCGAGGCCAAATTCACTCTGAAGCCGCAATACTGGCCACGGGCCAAGTGGCTCTTCCACCGCGACGGCTTGAAACAAGTCGCCAAACTCAAGGACGGCGAGGGCCAGTACCTATGGCGAGAGAGCGTGCGGGTGGGTGAGCCGGACCGTGTGCTGGGGCTGCCGGTCTTCATGTCGGAATACGCACCCAACACTTTCACCACCGGCCTGTATGTCGGCATCCTGGGCGATTTCGCCTACTACTGGATCGCCGACGCGCTGGACATGGATATGCAGCGTCTAGATGAGCTGTATGCAGCCACCAATCAGATTGGCTTTGTGGGCCGGATGGAATCGGACGGGATGCCCGTCCTGGGGGAGGCGTTCGTGAGGGTGAAGCTGGCGTAAATTACCCCCACCCCAGACCCCTCCCCCGCCCGCCAGCAGGGGAGGGGAATAACAATTGGAGGTTGATATGAACCTGAGCAAAAACGTCAAGGTCATACCGGTGATGGATTACGAGGCGGCCGGGACCGGTACGACCAACGGGACCGAAATAGACATGTCCGATTTCGAGGGCGTGGCCTTCGTCGGGGGGGCCATTGGCACGGCCAATAGTGGCAATTACTACAAGGTGCAACAGGATACCGCCACGGGGATGGCCAGCGCGGCCGACCTGGAGGGCACCAAGCTGACGCCGGGCGACAATGGCGATAGCATCTGCATTGATGTGTACCGGCCGCAAGAGCGGTACGTACGCATCGTGCGGGTGCGCGGAGCCAGCTCGACCGGTGGGGCGGTGATTGCCATCCAGTACGGGCCGAAGAAGGCACCGACTGGCCACGCTTCAACCGTGGACAGCGAGACCCACATCTCGCCGGCTGAGGGTACAGCGTAATACCCCCACCCCTGACCCCTCCCCCGCTCCGCCTCCTTTCTACTCCTCGTCCTTGTCTGGGCGGGGGAGGGGGAAATTAAAAAATCGAAAACGAGGTGAGCAAATGATAAAGAAGCTTTCAGGAAGTGGACTTCTCACATTAGTGCTGATCGCGGCCCTGATTCTGCTCGCCAGTGGCGCGTGTGCACCAGAGGAGCCGGTGGCACGATCCTACAGCTGCGCCGTATACACTGAACAGGGATGTGCCAAGTTCGTGGTGGCCAGCGGTGGTGAAATTGAGATACAGAGCGGCGGCACATTGGATGTGCAAAGCGGCTCAACTGTTGATTATGGCGGTGTGATCCGATTGGCAAATGGCACATCGTCAGCGCCAGCATTGGCGTTCACCAGCGATACAGACAGTGGCATATATCGCGTTGGGGCTAACAATGTCGGAGTGGCGATCAGTGCGACTTTGATTTCTGACTGGTCATCGTCCAACCTGGACATGAATAACTTGCCGATAGTGAATATCGGCGCGGCAGGGACCGATTTCGGCACGGATGGTAGCCTGACAACGGCCCTGACAGTCACCATCACATCGGGTGGGTTGACAGTGAGTGCCGGTGGGGCCAATATCACCGGATCTATAGATGGCTCCGCTGATATAGATATTAGCACCTGGCTCAATCTATCGGCACAGAGTACAATCGCCCTGGCCGATGGGGGGACCATCACGCCGACCGGAACCTATCAGGTGATCACCTCCACGGCTGCCGTTACCACCAGTACCTCAACGGCCATTGCCAATGGCAGTGAAATCGGCAATCTGCTGATCATCCGCAACGGCAATGCCAGTGATAACATCATCGTGGATGGTACGGGGGCTAATGTGGAATGTAAGGCCAACGTTACGCTGGGGGCCAGCGATACCCTGACATTGATCTGGAACGGCAGCGATTGGAACTGTCTGGCCGGATA